CTATACTCTTTAATAGATCAAGAGGCATGCCGATAACGGAATTTAAAAGTCCTGTAATGGCACCTTGAATAGCACCAATAATACCTTCATCTTCAAAACCAGCAAGTGCACCTTTGATCGTATCGTAGGCTGTCATGATCAATGTAATAGGGAAGAACAGTTTACCAATAATTCTACCAATGCCGCCTAGCATTGTCATGAGTTGTGAACCTTCAGAAAAGATATTAAATGCAGATTTAATTAATCCGAAGGCCTTTGCAATCGGACCTTCTGCTGAAAAGAAAGTTCTGATTGGTTTAATTAATTCTTCGAGAAAAGCTCCAGCATTACGGAATGGAGCTGTGATTGTGTTGATTATTCTACTTAAAACGCTTGGGCCTTCGCCTGACATGAATATAGCTTTGAACGGCTTTACCACCTCGTCAATGACTCCTTCAAACGGAAACATAAACGGCGCTTTTACTACGTTAAAAAATTTAATTACTCTCGAACCGATTGCACCTTCGGCAGATAGCAATCCTTTGAGAGGTTGAATCAAATCATCAAAGATCTTAAAAGCATCATCTACAACCGTAACGAATCTTCCTCTAAGCTGTGTAATAAACCTGCCAAATTTTCCTTCGGTTGTAAAAAATGTTTTTATAGGTTTGATCAGGTCATCGAGTATTCGCAAAGCATCATCTACAAAAACCAAGAATCGTGTTCTTAGTCCACTGCCAAGAGTTCTTAATGCACCTCTAATAGCATCAAATGCTTTATCCAATCGAGCAAGTTTTGCTAATGCTTTTATCGACTCTTTAATACCATCAAGGAATCCAGCAGCAAGGGCGGCAATACCTGCCAGGATCATTGCAATATTACTACCACCAGGCTTTTGTGCACCGGCTGAACCGGCAGCTTTGGCTTCATCGTCTTTCTTTTCTCGCATGGCTTCGAGCATGTCCAAACGATTTTGAGCCATTATATCGATAAAGCTGCTCATCAGGTTTGTCATCTTAAGTACAGATGAGTTTACCTGTGAAAGCATTTTTGTATTTTGATCCGTTTGTGCTTTTAGAGTTTCACAAACGTCGTATAAACTTTTATCAGCCATGTTAGCGCCTTTGTTGTTCTTGTCTCTGCTTTTCTTCCTTTAGATGATTTAGTAGAAGAGAAACGTAAATCTCTCTTTCCCATGGTATCATATTCTCTATCTCAGTCAATCCCCAGTTCCAGTGAGTCATTAGATTAAAATTCATCTGATAATAACTCTCAAGACTTTCATGAGATAGAGCTATTATAAAAAACTTGCGACTCCTTCAATCAATACTTTATTATCGTGGCCGCAGTGCTTACATTTAAAATCAATTTCATGTTCCAGCTTTGGTACATTATCAATAAATTTTTTAATACTCTCAAACTGGGCCGAACTCATTGATTCAATAAATTCTTGAACTTCTGCTTCAGGTACGTCCGAAACATCGATTCTTTCTTCTTCAGTAATGATAGTTTTAAGACAAGCTCTAATCATAGTAAATGCTTGTTCGGTTGAAGGATTCTGACCTTCTACCATACCGATCGAAATAAGATCATTGAAAGCCGGCCATTGTAGTTCTACCGAGATTCCTGGCGTTAATTCAACAGTTGTCTCGATATCAGGCATATCGATTTCTAGCTGATCAATTCTGATTTCTTGTTCATTCGATGTCTCGCATTCTGTGCATTTAACACCAATCCTTGATGTCTCACCTACACTTTTTGCTCTCATCTTCAAGAACATATATTCAATATCGAATGTTGTTAGCTTATTTTTATTAATATCATCTTCGACACATGACGAAATTGTATCAATCAGTGTTCTAAAGACACTCGTATTATCACCGCTTTCTGCAGCGATCATTAGGTTCTTTTCTTCTTTTACAAGAAAAGGCCTATAACGCACCTTCTTTCCGGTTGACGGAACAGCCAATTCAAATTTTGGTGCAGCGTTTAGTTTTGGTAAAGCCATGCTCTATTTCACTCCTATAGTTGGAAACTAATCTGTGTCTGACCTGCTGGTACAGTCTTCCAGTTTGTATATGAAAACTGTACGGTCATTTCAGTAAAACCGTCTGCGTCATTATTAAATCCAATCTCACCAATCGAGGTAGGGAATGCATCAATAAGTTCACATGCGTAAATACTTGTTGTAATATTAAGGTTGCCACCAAAGGGCAAACCGATGCCGGCTGAAACTCCGGCGGAAAGTGGACCTACATTAATTGCAGCCGATGCAAAAAGGCTCGGTACACTATTTGCGAGTTGGTGAATAACAATTCGTCTCTGATATTCTGTTTTATATGCAACTGTATGTGCATCCTCAGTTAGGATAAGTTCACGCCACTCATCAAAATACTTTTTTACTCCGTAGTCATTCATTACAAGAAATGACATACTTACATCTTCAACTGCATATCCGTATGCAATCTTTTCAAACTCCATGCCAATTCTTCTGTCATGAGTTAGAATCTGTTTTCCTGGTAGTGATGCAGTACGAACAAGGAGATTCATTTCTCTGTTGTCTATATTAAGAGAAGGTAGCTCAACCATAAAGTTATTCGGTCTAGACAAACCACCTTTTTGTGCAATCACACTTTTAATTTTATCTACGGATGCGGTCATGAAGCCCTCAATTTCTTCCTAGAATCTCTGTATACTTGATTAGCACTTGCTTTATTCCAATCAGCCATCGGAAGAAAAGTTGCGATCTCCCATTCTGGCTTATCAACTTCAGCAAATCGACTTTTCACATGACCAAACAAATAATGTTTCATTGCTGGTGCAACAAACTGTGATGGTATCTTTCCACCACCTCCAGTTAATACTGCATCCAAAACACGTGCTCTGACAACTGGCGGAAGATAGTGTAGGTTCAACCCCATGAATCCACCTTTTGCAGGACCCATCATAATGATTAGAGGGAAACCATCATAGTACGGTAATGTCTTCTTATGTTTTGGATCATAGAAAAACATATACATTCTACCGAGAGGACCCATTGAACGAGTCACTGGTCTTCTTTTCAAATCTAGTGCTTCATCATTCATAATCTGCAAGCGATTACGAACGACTCTGCCTCTAAACATTTCTCTTGCTTTATTTCGAAACCAATCAATAGATTTGCGAGTCCGTGGAGTAATACCTGCACGGAATGCTTCGATTTCGAGTTCTCTAAATAAACTTTCGCCTGCCATGAGACTATTTATAACTATTTACGCCGTTTTCTGCGATATGGTTTTAGCGGTTTTAATTTACCAGGAACTTTCTTCAATGGTTTAGTCATAATCCCCATTGAGTATAAAGTTTCTTCGGTCCAGATTTGAAACTCCCATTTACGATCTTTACAGAAAGAATTGGCAGCTTCCCACTTGTTCATGTTTCTTACATAGGTTAGCGCTTCGTTAATATACTTTTTTGTTCTTTTTTCTCCGACCGGTGGTTTTGTTTCTTTGTTCGGTTTGATTTCGACGAGGATTGTTCTGTCTTCAAAGACAATCTTGAGATCGGGGAAATAGCGGTGATAGCGTTTATCAGCTTCATAGTAGTATGGTATCACGACTTCTTCAGAAGACCATGCCTTTACTTTCGGGTTTGCATCACACCATTTGAAAACATCACGTTCCCATAGCGATCGAAAGATCACATTGGTATGATCACCTTTATACTTCTTCGGGTTGAGTACGTTGTAACGTCCAGAATATGCCATTTTACGTTATAAATAGTTTCAAATTACTTTATATCTATAGGAATTAAAATGGCACTTCCAGATAATAGTACAGCAGCAATGCCAGGCGGTCCTACTCAAGGACCATATCATTTCCCTCTTGAAAGAGATGACGGATTTCAATCGAAGATTGTATTCCAAGCTATTAAAGTTACACCTCCTAAGATCTCGGTGTTTGGTTCATCTGAAACTGTAGAAGAAGGAGAAGCAACATCCAAAGTTGGAGGAGATGTTAATGTAACCGGCCGTCCTGTTGTTAACGAAATTTCAGGCCAAAGAGCTACACTATACATGCCAGTTTCATTTGCAGTCAATGATGGTCTTGAATATCAAAATGCTGCACTTGGCCAGATTGGTGGTGGTCTACTTAATGCTGGTAATAACGCCTCCGGACTTGCGGCCGCAGGGATGAAAGCACTGACTGATGGTCTTGGTTCTATCTTTGACATGGCAAAAACGGGTGCTGTTTCAAGAGTTGCTGCAATGAGAGCAGCACAGAATTTTGGTGGCGAAATTGGCAGTGCAGTTAGTGTCCTGACTCGAGCATCTATGAATCCTAATATCCGTACACAGTTTCAAAGTGTAAGTGTTAGAGAATTTTCATTTCAATTTAAATTAATTCCGCGATCACCTGAAGAAGCATCTTCAATGCTCAGTATTATTAGATTTTTCAGATTCCATGCATATCCTGAAGAACTTAATTTTGCAGGAGCAAACGTTGCGTACAATTATCCTAACATGTTTAGAATCCAGCTTCTATCAGGAAAAAGAAAATATAAGAATATTGGTACACCTATCAAGCTGTCATATTTAAAAAGTATTCAAGCAACATACAATCCTACATCTACTGCAATTCATGAAGATGGTGCACCTACTGAAGTTGATTTGTCTCTTACCTTTACTGAGTACAAGCCTCTTAGCAGGAAAGATATTTTCGGCGAACAGTTCAAGTCATTCTATAACTATGAGAATCAAAGTTCTTTCCCTAAAAATAATAGTTATGGAGCACTATAGATGACATACTTTCGAAACTTTCCTCGAGTCTTTTACAAGTTCGGCAACGAAACGACTGCAGATGCATTTGAGAATATTACAATTTATTCCGATGTCATTGATAAAGTTAGAGATCTTACAAGCGCATACCAAGATTATTATGTCCTGCCTGGAGAAAGACCTGATCAAGTGTCGCAAAAGCTTTACGGAACTCCTCGTTATCACTGGACTTTCTATCTTATGAATAAACATTTGCGAGATTCTGGTTGGCCATTAGCTCCACAAAAAGTATTTGAAAAGGCTCAAAAGGATTATAAAGACACTGTACTTACAACTAAAACTCTACTGACGGATAGATTTAAAGTTGGTCAGACTATTTCTGGTCTTACTTCTGGTATAACTGCAACAATTACTCATAGAGAAGTAGATCTAGGCCAAGTGTGGATTAAAGGTGCAACTGGAAGTTTTACTATCGGTGAACAAATCAACTCTACTGATACCGATGGAAACGAGAGAAGTATTTTTCTAGACTCAAGTACAATTCAATATAACGCAGTTCATCACTATGAGAACAGCAGTAAGGAATATGTCGACATTGATCCTACAGTAGGGCCAGGATCAGGACTACTTCCTATTACTTGGCTCGATAGACTCGACGCAAAGAATAACGAACAAAGAGAAATCAGAGTATTGAGAGATGATACGATTGATGAAGTAGCTAAAGCATTTAGGGATGCGCTGAAGTTCTAATGGCTAGAAATCAAGAAAACACTGCAGGGTACGAGTTTGAAACTGTGCTCTTACAATCTGAAAGAACGTCTCAAGATATTGAGATGAAAAGCTCTGTAACTGACTTTGAGGTTTTTGAACACCTTGAAAGACCGTACTTAACTGCGCAGCTTATGGTAGTTGACAGTGTTGATCTATATTCAAACGTAGATATTCTAGGTGGTGAAAGGATAACTGTGCGTATAAAACGTACTGCAAATCCTGACGCTGTAGCATTTTCTAAAACATTCTATGTAGATAAGACTATTAGATCTACTAAGTCAGGAGATCATACCTTTGTAATTCACTTCCATTTGGTGGAGGATTGTGTATTTGTAAGTAATCTAAAGAATGTTAATAGATTTTATGAAGGCTCTCCTTCAAAGATTGTCAAAAAGATTGCAGAAGAGTTTCTTGGAAAAGAAGTAAAGACAACCGGCACGGATAAACAAAATTTCAAAGCCATTGTCCCTAACCTTTCTCCAATTCAATCTATGCTATGGATTGCAAGAAGATCTTCAAGCAAAGAAGGCTATCCGATTTATATGCATTCTTCTTTGACAAAAAATACTTTATTCTTTAATGATCTTGGTTCAATGCTTAGGCAACCAGTAATCAACAGTGACGTTCCTTATAAGTATTCAACATCGGCAGTGAGATCTGGTGATGAAAACGTAAAGAGAAGAGCAATCGGTAATTATGAGTTTGCACCAAATAGTGATAATCTATACAAGCTTATTACTAAAGGATTGGTGGGAGCTTCATATAACTATGTCGATACTCTCGAAGATAAACAAAAATCTTTCACGTTTGATGTTGTAAAGGATCTATTTAAACCTTTGATTGATGACAATGTTCTCCAAAAGAATCAAATTAACATGCCTTTCTCTGAAGAATATAAAGTAGATGGTAAGTCTTTTAATAAATTAAGCAGTGCTACTATTTCGCAACTAAGAAGTACAGGTGCATATAGAGAAGTCGAAGATGATCAATATGATGTAAGTTATAGTGAATCAAAGCTTACCAGCGAATATAGACTGGAGATTATTAGTAGAGCTATGGATAATGTAATCAAACAGGGCTCTCTTACAATGACTGTTAATGGCGAAGACTTTATTGATGGCGATAAGCATTCTACAATAGGCAACAATTTGAGGTGTGAATTTCTTAGATCAATACCGGAAACTGATAGAGATGCTGATAAGCTTGATCCAAAAAAGTCTGGTGATTATTTGATATATGCTGCAAAGCATATGTTTAAGAGAGAAAAATATGATTTGATCTTGAACTGTGTAAAGATAGGAAATTATAGAAGAAGATGATACCAACTCGTTATCAAGATTATTACGGTGATGACACCCGCTGGTTTATAGGCCGAATTGTCAGCGTACAAGATCCTATGCAGCTTGGCCGAGTAAAGGTTAGAATTCTAGGAATTCATACCGAAGACATTATTGATATTCCAGATGAAGCATTGCCATGGGCTCAAACTGTTTTACCAATGACTGAAGGTGGAACAAAGGGATTAGGTATACACACTGGAATACAGGTCGGTGCAAGAGTTTTTGGATTCTTCCTTGATGGTGTTAATTCACAGCTTCCTCTTGTCCTAGGAAGTCTTCCAAAGTTAGAAGAAGAATCACCGGGTGGAAGATCAACTAATCAACTTACTCGTGGTACAAATACTCTGGTTGAAAGAAAAAAATCAGCTGGTACTCACCCCACAAAAATAGCAGATGGTAAGCCATTTGATGAGCCAGATTCTCCGTATAAAGCAATATACCCGTTGAATCAGGTACACGAAACACAACGTGGACATGTAATTGAAATTGATGATTCTCATGACAGTGACGGTGGCTATGAAAGAATTCATATCTATCATAAGTCAGGTACATTTATAGAAATGCATCCAAACGGAGATGTTGTTACACATCACAAGAATGGATTTAGAACTGTAACTGGTAATGATAAACTATACGTTACAGGCAATATGGAAATAACAGTTGATGGTAATTTGAATCTAACAGTAAAGGGTAAGGT